GGTTGATTTCGTCAGCAAGATCAGAAGACGCCTTGGAAGGGCTAGCCGGGTAACTCGCGCAATAATCACACGTGTCAATGATGGAAGCCTTACAATTGGGACAACGCTTGAACACGGTGTTCATGGTGTTCTCCTCACGGGCACGGTGCTCCTTGAGCTTCTGGGCAAACCAGCGCTCGAAAGCCTGCGCGTCAGTGGTGGTGAACCGAAACTGGTCACCATCAGCTGCATCCTGGGACTCATTGACAACATACTCGCGAACCTTGAACTCCCAAAAGCCTTTCAACTTTTGTTGAGGAGTTGCTTGTTCAGCGCGGAAGCTATCCAGAGCTGTGGATCCTGAGATCCTCCACTGGGGGAGCACGAACATTTCGACCACCCACGGCAGCCTGCGATAGGCAGCGCCAGGCGTGGAAAAGACATTGTCGACTCCCATGCTGCGCTTGTTGGCAGTTGCCAAGACGAGCCATGGGTCAAAGGGCATCTTGCCCTTCTCATCAACGGCAGCCATGTTGGGTGTGACAGCAACACTGTTGACCCAGTTAATGATACCAGCGACTGCTGGGTCATGTTGTCCGGGCAACTTTTTGAACTGTCCGACGTCATCAATGATGAACGTCATCATGGCTGCTGTGAGACCATCCATGTACTGAGAACTTCCGTTAAAAACGTACTTGGTGGTAGCTGCTGGCTCTTCGTCGTCTGGCATGCCTGCAACACTGCAAACAATCCTATGAAGGCGATCGATCCACCCTGACTTACCAACTCCCGATGTGCCAACCAGGACCATCCCAAGGGGGGACGGCCGCTGCCTGGAACAAGAGACATTGGCGTTGTGGGCGACTCGCAGCTTCTCGATAGAATTCTTGAGAGTCTGGACACTGGCCTTGACTGAAGAGAAAAGAGCCTTCCCCATGAGAATGTTGACCTCAACGAGGAGGCCGTCGATCTCAACTGAAATCAATTGAGCGTTCCGGGGATTCTTGGTGAGCTTATACGAGTCAACTTCGTTCTGAAGTTTGTCTCGCTTGCTAACAAGCTCAGCAGCCTTGGTGAGGTCACCAAAAAGTGGGGCCGTGCTGTGGGTCTTAAAACACTCGATGATCTTCTTAATGACCATCGAGATGCCAGTATACGAATTGAACCAGAGGTTACAATCGAACATCGTGGTTTTCGCAACTTTAAGGACCTTAGTGAACCCGTCGATGGACATGGTGTTGTTGGACATGTCCCACATGCCGACCAGAGCGCAAACTATGAAAGCAGCAGCAGTGAAGAAGTTAGCTGCAGGCTCTGCGGGCGATGGGCCAGCTGCGGCCTGCCCTTCTTCATTCCGGACTCCGGCGAAGTACATGGCTTCATCTGCCACGTCACCAGCGCGCTCGGGGTGCGCTATGAGGAAAGACTCGATGTCATCATAAGTTTCAACGAACCTGCCCAAGCGGTCACGCCTGGGCTCACGGGCGGGTGTGCCCCTGATGGCATCACGGATCCTACCAGCAATTTTGCCAGAGTAGACAGACGCCATCTTGGACATTCTG